AAGAACACTATGAAACATACAATCTAAAATATCTGTTAAATTTGGTTGCACCAGGTTGTAAGATTGTACAGGTTGACGGCTTAACAGATGGTGCCGCTTGCACTACTCTCCTTGCCAAAGAACTTATCAATAATGATGCACCAATGGTAATGGCAAACTCCGACCAGTTTGTTGAATGGAACTCCAATGAATGCATGTATGCTTTCTCTGCTGACTCTATCGATGGTGGTATTCTCACATTCAAAGCAACACATCCAAAATGGTCATATGCTAAGTTGGACGAAAATGGTTTTGTCTCCGAAGTTGCCGAGAAAAAGGTAATCTCTGATGAAGCTACAGTTGGTATTTACTACTGGCGTCACGGCTCAGACTATGTTAAATATGCTGAACAAATGATTAGCAAGAACATCCGAACAAATGGTGAATTCTACACTTGTCCAGTGTTCAATGAAGCCATCGGTGATGGTAAGAAGATTCGTGTTAAGAACATTGAAAAGATGTGGGGTATCGGTACTCCAGAAGACCTAAATTACTTCTTAGATAATCACAAGGAATAAAAATGATTTTATTTGATGTTGGTGCTCACCACGGGCAAGATTCATTAGACATAACACAACACAATCCTAATGTGATTTGTTACGCATTCGAACCTACACCAGAACTTGCAAGACTTCTACGTATTGCGGCCGAAGCAAGGAACATGAAAGACCGATATCATGTTTATGAACATGCTATTTCAGACTTTGATGGTGAAGCAGATTTCCATATGGTTGAAGGTGACACAGGCTCAGCATCATTGAATGAATTTGCTGACAATTTATCCGAAACATGGCCAGGTCGAACAGATTTTGTTGTCCGTGGTTCTAAAAAGATTAATGTTTACCGACTCGATACATGGCTAACAATTTTTGCACCTGAAATTACGAAGATTGACCATCTGCATATTGATGCACAAGGCTCAGACCTTGCTGTATTGAAAGGCCTCGGTGAAAAACTGTCGATTGTAGAATCTGGTGTTGTCGAAGTTCCACAAGAAGATAAACTCCGTCTTTATAAGGGTCAACACACTAAACAAGATGCATTAGACTTTTTGGAACAAAATGGCTTTATGATTGATAGAGTTACAACACAAGTCAACGAAGATAATTTATATTTTGTGAGGAAAACATGAAGGTAGCACTACTACTAACTGGTCACATGCGTTGTTGGGACCAGGTGTTTCCCAACACCAAACAACATATCATTGACAAATATAATCCAGATATTTTTATTGATACATGGGATTCTGAAGCATATTGGGATCCACATTCGGCAAAAGGTATCACCGAAGGTGGTCCGAAATTAGATGTTGCTGGTATTGAAGAAGCATATAAACCTGTAGTTATGAATGTAGATTCATATGAACAATTTGAAGATAATTTTGTAACCAGAGCAAAACAATTTGAAACCTTCTATCATGTACCAAAGAATCAAATATCGATGTGGTTTAAAGTTGGCCGTGGTATGCTTTCAGTAGAAGAACATATGATGCTGACGGGTAAAACTTACGATCTCGTAATTCGTATGCGACCAGATTTGGTGTTCAATGAACCGTTACCTGAATTCGATTCGAATAAGTTTTACACTTTAGGATATCGAAATCATATGGGTCAAGGAACATCGGACATGGTTCAAGTCGGTAACTTCTTTACGATGAGTTTGTTCTGTAAAGTTTTATATCATCTTCCACAACTTTATAAAGAAACTGGTCTATTGTGTCCACATGTTATTTCTGAACACTTCATTCGCAGACTTGGATTGCCTTGGGAAGAATTTATGATTAACAAAACAATCATGCATACACCACTTGGTGAATATAAACATAAGAGTCTATATCAATGATTTACATTGCACATCGTGGACTATTTCAAGGTCCAGACAAAGAAAAAGAAAATCATCCAGACCAAATTCGCAAGGCTTTAAAGAAGCGTTATGATTGTGAAGTTGATGTATGGTGGAAATCTGACGGCTGGTGGCTTGGTCACGATGAGCCGCAATATAAAGTCGATAGTTCTTTTATTGGTCAACAAGGCCTTTGGCTTCATTGTAAAAATCTTGATGCACTTTATGAACTGTCAACTGCACCATTTAAATACACTTACTTTTGGCATCAAGAAGATGATTTTACGTTAACATCATCACAACATATCTGGACGTATCCTGGGAAAGACCTAACTAATAACTCCATTGCTGTCATGCCTGAACGTGATGATGAGTATTGGGACTATGTGAAAAATTTGGATATTTTTGGAGTATGTACAGATTATGTTGAAAAATTCATCACCGAAACTCGCACTATGCCTGTCAGGTCAACCGAGAAGTTACGCTAAAGCCTTTGAATACATTAAAAAGAATCTATTAGACCACTACGATGTAGATGTGTTCTTACATTCTTGGAAAACAAAATCTGGTATAAATCAAGCACAATTATTTGAACGTGTCACGGGACTTTATGGTCCAGTGACAGCTTTCTTCGACCATGAATTACCGAATACCATAAATTCGGATATGCATGTACCGAACGCATCACATCCGGCAAACTTCTGTACGTCAATGTTCTATTCAATTTATAGAGCAAATGACTTTAGGATTCGCCACCAGACGTTAAATGATGTAAAATATGATTATGTCATCCGTTCACGATTTGACTTGGCCCTCAATAAAGCGATTGATTTCAATACACTGGAGAAGGGTATAGTTTATATCTCAAAAGACACGGATGGTCCAAATCCATTGTTGAACGACCAGTTTGCTATTGCTGATCCAGATACAATGAATGTCTATGCCTCAACATTTCTAAATCTCAGACGGTTGTATAATTCTGGTATCTCATTGTGTGGACACGAAATGCTACGTGAACAGTTGGTGTTGAATAACGTTCCAGTTGAACGAATCGATATTGACCATCCATTCACCGATGGTAAGTTCAATATTGGAAAACACTCAATTATTAGAGATGATATGTCGAATTGGGTAGACACAAAGATTTGGGGCTACTAAATACCTAAACCTAATAGTCACAGCGTACTACTCAGAGGATTTAATGTTACCTTTTTCCCGATTTTTAATTGAACAAGAAGACACCGAAGAAGGTGCAAGCCGTCAGATTAAACACTTGACGCACGTAGAAGACCGTCCACTCCAGAACGGAGAGAAGGGTGCCAAGCACGCCATCAAATCTCTCACGGCGGCCGCACAACATATTCAGCAAGGTAAAAAGAGTTCAGAACTCACCACCAAATATGATGGTTCTCCTGCTATTGTTTATGGACGCCATCCAGAAAATGGTAAGTTTTTTGTAGCATCGAAATCTGCTTTTAATAAGACACCTAAGATTAACTACACTAATGCAGATATTGAAAAGAATCATGGCCACGCACCAGGTCTGGTGGGTAAATTAAAAGATGCACTAAAGCATTTACCTAAAGTTGCACCAGAAAACGGTGTATATCAAGGTGACATGATGTTCTCACAAGACGATAAATCGAATGAGAAGGGTGGTGGAGTATCATTTCACCCAAACCCATCTGGCTTAACATATACTGCACGTGGTACACATGAAACAGCGGCTAAAAAAGCCAAGATTGGTGTTGTAACACATCTTTCATATTCAGGTGAAAATGCACAGAGTTTAAATGCATCACATGAAGTGAATCACGAAAAGTTTAAACAACATCCGGATGTATTCTCGGTTGATCCAAGAATGGATACATCTAAGGTACATTTTGGTCCTAAAGACCGTGCCGAATTCAATAAACATATTGCGGCCGCTCAAGGTGTGCATGACACACACGGTGATGACATGTATGCAGGAACAAAACTTCATCACGGTGTTGGTGGTCATCTAGAAACTTATATGAACCATACAGTTAGAACTGGAGAAGCACCTAATCACCAGAATTTTAGCAATTGGCTAGAAACAAAGAAAAATAAAGAAATAGATAAGTTGAAGGTTGAAAAGAACCGAACTGCCAAACAAACTGATTTAAAGTCTGAATTGGATAAAGTTAGCGTAAACAGAAAGCATTACAATAACCTTTTTAAAATGCATCAGCATTTACAAAAAGCAAAAAATGTTCTAATCAATGTGATGAATCAACATCAAGAATTTCAACACACACATGCTGGTGAAGATGCTAATCCTGAAGGATACGTTTTCCATCATGGAAATGAATCAGACAAATTCGTTAATAGAGCAGAGTTTTCACGTAGAAATTTTGCAGGTATAAGGAACATTTAAAATGACTTTTTTAAGTTTTAAACAATTGGAGTCTTATCGTTTAGATGAAGGTCGTGCAAAAATGGCTTCTTCTGGTGTTGCCGCTGAAGATCATTTAATGAAATATGTTTTACCCTATTTAAATGCAGAAGGACACACTCACACTTTAGCTACAGAACATGAAGATTTGCCAGCAGGTTCTCATGTGAAATTAAAAAGTTTTGATGTTCTTAATGATAAAGTTCACGTTCATGCAGAAGATCAAACTGGAAACGACCAACTAATTCCTTTGTCAAAATTATATAAACCTGGTGAAGCACCGTCAAACAAAGGACATGACTATGAAAATAAATTTGTTGAAAGATTAAAAAAGCACGGCATCATGCCACATCATCTTTCAGGTGCAGGCTCAACCGCAGGTACAGATTTTGCAGTTGAAAATAGAAAAAGAAAAATGGCACATCCTGGTGCCGTTACTGGTTCTCTATTAAATGGAGAAACAAAAGATGGTGTCACAGCATCCATGGGCCAACTAACAATACACCATACAAAAGAAAAAGGTTGGCACATTGGTGATAAAGCAAGACAAAATAGACCAAAATATGCAAATGAAATTCAGAAAGCTGGTATTTTGGAATACATGAACAAAATGCATGGAGATCCGGATAAAGCCGAATCAACAACTTCAGGTAGAGCAAAGACGATTGAAATAAAGCACCACAATTTGGATCCCGCACACGCATACCTACAAGACCATCATGTACATGTGTTACAAGTTGGTGGATACGGAACTTATAGTGTTGGTAATAAAGATGAAACTGGTCACGGACTTCCCAATATATCAGGCAAAGGTGCTTGGAGAATTAGAGAGAAACAAAAGGGTAATAAGTTTGCTAGAACTGTAGCATTTCATCCTGATGGTAAATCTGGTTTGAATAAGAGTACTTACGATTTAGATAAAGACGAAGATTTACACAACTTTAAGAAGACTTTGGGACATAAAGATTAAATGAAATCCTTTTTAGAAAAATTAGAAGCGAATTCTAAAACCCACAAACCTGTGGTGATGGCCTTTGGTCGCATGAATCCTCCGACTACCGGACACGAAAAGTTGGTTAATAAAGTTAAAGAGATTGCAAAAGATTATAATGCTCCACACCATATCATCATTTCACATTCTGTTGACGCCAAAAAGAATCCTCTCGATATTGCTTCAAAATTAAAACACGCACAGCGTTTCTTTCCAAATACCAATATTGAATCATCATCTAAAGAACACCCAACATTCTTGCAACATGCGGCAAGATTACATGCGATGGGCCACGACCATTTAATTATGGTTGCTGGTTCTGACCGAATTCCAGAATACGAAAAGAAACTTCAACAATACAATGGAACTGCAAAAGGTTCACTCTATAATTTTAAAAAGATTGAAGTTAAATCTGCTGGTCAACGTGATCCTGATGCCGAAGGTGCAGAAGGTATGTCTGCATCAAAGATGCGTGAACATGCACAGAACAACGATTTTCATTCTTTCAAACAAGGCGTTCCAGCACATGTTCCAGAAAAACATGCACGTGAATTGTTCCGTGATGTTAGAGGTGGAATGGGTCTACATGAAAGTGTAAATCATGGAATGTTCAAAGCAATCTTTATCTCTGGTGGTCCAGGTTCAGGTAAAGATATTATCATCCGTGAAGCAATTGCTCAACAAAATGCAGTTGAAATCACTTCAACAACAGCAATATCAATTCTAAATGATAAACATAAACTCTATGAGTTTTCACGTGATTCACGCAGAGAAGCAATTCGTCAACGTCAACCATTGATTATCACTGGTACAACAAACGAACAATACAATATTCTAACAATCCGTGAGGAGTTAGAAGAACTCGGTTACGAAACGATGATGGTTTTTGTAAACACTTCGGACGAATCTTCAAGAAAGAGAAACGAAGGACACGAAAGAA